CCTTGATTCGCCGTGCCTTTTTCTGATCCTCTGGACTCATATTCTCAATAAGAGCCTCGAAAGACTGTTGGTCAGCAGAAATATAATCCCTGAGTTTTTCCTGGCTGGCTTTGCGGTCCTGAATCCATTGTTTAAGTTCTGGTGGTTTAAGTCCAGTGGGCAATGCAGTGGCAAGGGCCAATTGCAATTCACCCTCAGACAGCGCGCCGAATTGAACCGCTTGCACAACATCAAGCCCCAACTGTGCCTGAATCTGCTCAAGAGCAACGGTTGATTCACGTATGGTTGGCGTAAATCGACTCACAACCGCGCCAGATGCAGCGCCATCATCGATAGCAGCAATGGCCTGATCAAGGTTACGAATATTCGCATCAATCTTGGTAATTTGTTCAAAACCTGAATCAATGCGTTTGGCACGATCCGTTCCAGTTGTTTGAGCAAATGATTTAGATTCTGCGATATTAGCCTCAGATGCCGCTACGAGGTCTTGCAGTTCTTTATCTAAAGCAATACGTTCCTGTGCAGACTGCCCTGCTCTAGGGTCAAGACCAGCCTTGATTCGCCGTGCCTTTTTCTGATCCTCTGGACTCATATTCTCAATAAGAGCCTCGAAAGACTGTTGGTCAGCAGGAACATCATCACCCTCGCGCTGTGCAAGCCGCTCCTGCGTACTGAGTGCAGCCGCCTCTAATATCCGCAATTCTCTGTTCTGGCTTTCCTCATCAAGGGTCGCTAATTGAAGCGTTTCGGTAGCATCACGGCCCTGGGATTCAAGACTCGTGGCACGCTCTAAAAGAAACTTGCGACGCTCCGGGAATGGGAGAGCAAGAGCCTTGCTGGCATCCCTCGCCGCTTCCTCGCGCTGATGCTGTTCTACCGCACCGATATTATCGAATGCCTCTTTAGCAAATTCGGGAAACTCAACCATCAACTGGCGTAGCGCCTTATCCTCATCGGGACCACCGCTAAACGCTGCTGTTGCTAGCTGCTGTTGACGTAACTGTCGCTGTGCTTGGTCATCTTGTGCCTGAATATCCTGCTCAATCGCACTGTTTTGTAGATCAATAGTCCTGTTCTGGGCAACCATGCGATCAAGTTCAATCGCCGGAATACCGGTTCCCAGAGAAATAGCCGCCTTGCCGAGATTCTTACCAAACCCCTGTGCAAAACGCTTCAGAGCTGAAGGCTGTTTTTCCAGTGTTGCGTTATCAGTAACGGGCGCAACGGACATATTCGTAAACTGTGGCATTACAGAATCCTCGCGTAATCAACGAAGTCAAAGCCATCAATCTGTTTCACAATATCCGCCGGAACCTCATCAGACATCACGCCCTCAGAGCGTTCACCCCAGACATATTCAAACGAATACCACGGATAACCGGATATTGTCGTGCCGATACGCTGTATATTGCGCTTTAAGCGTCGATCTGAGCCGATAAAGGCTGTTAATGCCCCGGCTGCTGCCTGACTATCCTGCGCGGCCTGATTGCGTCTGGCACTCTCAAAGCCTAAACGGGCTTGATTACCCTCAGAGGCGATACCAGCCCCAATCGCCGCACCGTGTGAGGTCGCACTAAGGCCCGCCCCTGCAAGACCTGCAAGACGGTCCTTACGCTCACCCAATTGCTGTGAGGCAATGCCAAAGGCTTGCTCCTGAAGGGCCGTTCTGACATTACCACCACCCAAACCACCAATAGCGGCCTGATTGCGAAGCAATGACCTTTCCTGTCGCTCACGCAAAAACGCCTGACCAGGTGATTCGCTGAAATTCTTAATGAACTCAGCCTCAGCCTCCGGGCCATTGACCCCAAGTGCATTGGCTAACTGATCACCGGCCTGATTGCCACGTTCACGAAATGGCTGGAAGTCACCGCGACTGAGGTCAAACTGGCGTTGGTTCTCAGAGAGAATATTGGCCTCACTGCGTTCCTGTCGCCGTGATTCCCCGCTTAACTTGCGTCCTAGAGCACCAATGACTATACCCTCCTATGCGCCTGTCGCATATTTCAATTCTGCGCTTTTGCGACGGCAACATGCTTCAAATAAATCAGAACCCTCATAAAGATGAACGTCTTTGCCGACTAACATTATACGTGCTCGCCATTTTCCAGCCCTTGTTTGATTAACGCCGGTTAAGCCTGAATTATTATTTGCACGTACCCTTTGGTTTCTAATCTGATCAGACCACGTAGCCCATCGACAATTTGCAGGGAAATAACCCTTCTCATTGTCAATCCGCTCCAAAGTTAAATCATTAGACGGCCTCATCCCCATATCTTCAATGAATGCCTCAAAGCTATTATTCCACCTATCGCAAACCGTTATACCGCGACCGCCGTAATCATGGTATCTCGGATCATTATCAGATAAACACCTACTACGCATCGCCCTCCATACCTGATATTCGGGGCTTTTTGACAGTCCGTGAGTGGTTCTTGTCTCTATAGCAAGACATCCACATGACTTGGTATGACCGTTTTTCAAGTCTCGACCATTAACAATAGATTCATTTCCACAATCACAGACGCAATTCCATGCAGTTTTTCCGCTCAGATTATTAGCCCTAGAAATAACCTTCAATCGGTTGAATTTCTGACCAGTCAAGTCATTCAATTGCATGATAAATCCTTCGTGTAACTGGTTTCCTCAAGCTTAAAGCCCAAGCTCTCGTAAAACCGACCGACTGCCTTGGGTCGTAAATTAGACAGTGCAATCATCGTGAAATACTTCACATTCCTTGCCTTTAGCATGTCCTCGGCAATAGTCAGTAATCGAATACCAATACCCGTTCTGCGGTATTCGTCATCGACATAAAAGCCCCACTCACACGCTGAAAGATAGTTCCTGTTCATCAGGAATGGGGTAATCATAATACAAAGCATCCCAACTATCAGCCCATCCGGGTTCTCAGCAAACAGAACAACGTCAGTGTCTATAAGGTCTTCAGTGGTCGTGACCATCGTTTCAAGGTCGTATTCAATGCCGTCTTTGGCGTAATTGGTCTGGTCCCAGAAATTCTTTGCGTAATCAACCAGGCGCAACACATCGTCTTTTGTGGCTTGTTTGATAACAACCTGCTCAGTATCGGCGGGCCTGATTTTCATTGCTGTGTTCATAGACTTATACCGTTCTCGTTAAAACAAGCGTCTTGCTTGCCTGACCAATAATGGTGGATAAATCGCTTGATCGGGCGATCTGAAATACCGAGGTATTGGTTTTTGTCGTTCCTACATCGGCATTGATTAATCGCGCCGTTCTCACACCAATGCTCAACCACGTATTAAACGGTAAATCACCCTCAGCGGTTAATGATGTGGGGCCAAGGTCGGCCACCCATCGAAACGAACAAACATCACCGCCTGTTTGCTGTACGTCACCAGCCCACTGTATCGGCGCGTCTAAAAAAGGGTCTAAGCTGTTCGATGTGTTTTCCACTTGATACATGCTGCCGGGCGTGTTTGATACCCGTATCCTTAGCTGTGTAAAGGTCGTCGAAAGCGTGTGCGTTTCGTCACGCCAGATTATGCCGTCATTCTGAATGTTCGGCCACGGATCAGAGGCGTCTGATGCCTCCAAAAGTCCCGGTGCAATCATCATGGCGTCATTCGTCCTGCAATCATCCATTCTTCGGATAATCCCATAATCAAGGTAACAGAACCGTACTGCTCATTAATTGTCAGTGTTGTTGGCGTCCTGATCGTGGTTCCTGAACCGGCCACAACCGTTACCTGCCCTGCGCCGTATTGCCACACAACTAACTGGTCACCAAGCTCAAAAACACCGGAGTTGATAGTGAAATCCGTCGCGCTCCCGCTTGTTGAAATTAATAGCTTGCCTGCATCAGGTGCGCTGGGCGAGTAATTTCCACTGAAAGTGACAATTTCCCATCTATTCGATGCTGTAGTAGTTGTCGTTGTTGTGCTGGTTGTTAGGTTAGTAACCGCCGTTTCATTGGTTTCAAGCTGTTCGGTAATAGACTCAAGAAAGGTCGCAAAACGAGTGCTTGGAACACCGTCAACAGTGACTGGCTCTCCCCTTCTCGGTGGAATAATCACATCTGCGCCCCTGGTGTGCCGGTCGCATCAAGCCGCAATATCGTGCTTTTAGCCGCCTCTGTGGTTGTAAACCGTAACACCCGGTCCCTCTGTACAAGACCCTGACGACGCCACGAAGGAAGCTTTTGATACTGACCCACCTTGCCGTAAGAGCGCGGAAAACCGTTTGAATAGGTGCGCCCACCATCATCGGAATAGCGCATTAATATCTGCGGGTCCAAAGAGGTAGAACCCGTACCGGACTCCATTGTCAGCTTAAGTTCACTCACAAATAACGGAAAACGGTCAGAATCGAAAGGTCTTGAGGTCTTGCTGCGATAAATAGGGTTACCGTACTCGGTGTAAACGGCCTTATCCAAGACCCCAATACGACCATCAATCGAATCCCCTACGACAAGCTCACCATAGGCACTAACAATCGACGTAACTCGCCATTTATCATCATCAACCCCTGACTGTCGCTCATGCCATGTCGGCACACCAGCAAGCGCTGAGGTAGTCGCGTCATAAACAAAGGTCTTTGATGGAATGCGTGTTGAGGTGAACGTAAAGGCCACAAAGAAGTTGCCGCCATAGGCATAGGTGAATGCAAAGGCATCCGCTATTTCATCGCGCGTGTATTCCTGAATCGCGCTGTCAATGGCTGAGGTGGATATTTTATCGACACTTGCAGAGCTTTGTGCGCGCCAAACAGAGGTAAGTTCATTCACGCCACCGCCCAAAAACACAAACGACTGGTTAAACTCAATCAGGGAGTGTTTAGCGTGTAAGCCCTTCTGAATATTGGCACCGGGTACGCGCTGAAATACAAACCCGGACCCGCCAATGGTCCTGAATAACTCAAAGACTTCCTCACCGGCTATGTACAGTTCGTTGTAATTGACGATCTGACCAACAATCTTGTCAGGCCGCACCTCTGCCGTGCCAAAGTCCAAGGCACTGAATGTCAGGGGCTGATTAAGATTTGAGTGAAAGAACTGCTCACCGTCACTCGCTGTAAATACAAAGAAACCGTCCTTAAAAGTAACGGTATCAGATGTCTGGAAGTCTAAATCCGTGATTTGGGTTAATGAGCTGTCGGTATTATCGAACACATAGGAGCGAGAACCTGGAACCACAATTACCAGATAACGGCCGTTCGTCGCCAGTGATACCCGTTTGGTCCCTACTATCTCGCCGTGATCGGTGACAACGCCTGCTGAACTCACCGAATACAGGTTTTGCCCGTTAATATGATAGGGAACACCGTCAACAACGGCAGAGCCTCGATTAAAGCCCGATATCGTAGCCCCTGTCAGTGTTTTTTCACGTATTCCACGCACATCAAACAAGGCCCTGTCCGACAATGCACTGGCTTGGGGAATAACCGGCTCCCAGTTAATGCAGCGCTGTGCTGATAGCGGCAGGGAATCCGATTCATACGAGCCTGTTGCTATCTCTAGCCGCATCGCCGCGTTCTATTCGGTGGGTAGAAGCGTGAATCTCTCAAATTGCCCGGAGAATCACCGTCAGCGGTATAATTATTGCCCTCATTGCCCGATCCAACCGGCAAAGAGTCGGGATATTCAGCAGGATTGAGAGGAATTGACGCCCTGAGCGCTTTTTTGCTGTTTTTCGCCCGCATCTCAAGGCTGGGTGTGACCACACGACCGTATTCAGGGGCAATATAGACAGCGAGGTTGGACTTCATCGCACCAATCGCACCCAAATTCACATAAAGGGTGTCCTCAGTGTCCTCAAGCGACTCATAGCCGATATTAATACCGTCTACGTTCCACTCGTTCATCATGTCATTCAGAGCGGTAAGGCCATCCTCTGCCTCAGATGCCGTAACAGCAGACTCATCGGTCTTAACCTCTAAAAGCTTCAGCGCACCAGTAATAACATCAAGGGCTGTGGCCATCCATACTCTCCACAAGGAAAACCGCTATTTCCAGTTTGTCCTCATCCGACATATTCGGAAATGCCTCCCTGATGTAAGCCACTCGTTCAGCCTTATTCATCTGGGAGAGATTGCACTTGTGCCAAGAAAGCGACCCCGGCTCACCAGAACCGAGGTCACCATCTTCGACATACCGCTTGATTACGCTACTCCGTAACCATGTCCGGCAAAGAACGGATTCAGTGTTGCGTAAGCAGGCAGAAGGTCAAAACGAATCTTCTGCGTGTTCGCATCACCGTCTGCGTACTTAGACACACGGATGCTAAAGCCATCCTCGGTGGTTACCGTGGTATCCGTAGAGAACAGCTTAGGCAGCTTCACAGATGCCATGCTGAACGCCTGCGGATGGTAGAACAGGTTCGGCTGGAACGAGCTGGACGCCGCAGGCAGGATGTTAATGACATCATTGTCTGCAATCGCCGCCTCAACGGTATTGTACTGACCACCGGACTCGAAAATAGCCGGTGAAGATACAACAATCGTTCCCGCACCAGAGGTCAGGGCTGCATCAGCCTGGACCACACCGCGCCACGGAATCTTCGCGCCAGAGGCGTCAAGTGCTGGCTGTCGAGTAGACTGGTTCAAGATAAACCGGGTCGGAATCTCAACCACCGTACCCGCAACAACCGTCAGTGAGTCCGTAAACCCATCAACCGTAATGCTCTGCGTCATGGTGTCCTTAGCGCCGACATAAGTAGCGGTAGGAGCACCGTCAACAGCACCGGCAAGGTCAGTGTGAGCTGGCGTGGTGTAGGAGTTAAGCGCATTCGCAGTCAGTGCCTGAAGGCCACCGAAGTTGCGACTGATCTGTGCTTTCTCCCAAGCAGTACGAACCAGTGAATCACTCGATGTCAGCGCGTTCTGAAGGTCGGCCATTGCGATCTGCGAGAACGGATTCATCAGGTAATACCAGTTATCGTCGGTCGGAACACCGGTAGACGCCATAAGCGCACCTGCGTTTGCCACCTCAGACCATGCGTTAATCGCCTGACCCGGCGTACCCTGTACCATGCCGCAGTTCTTCATCATAAAGCCTGCGAAATCGGTCTCCAGGTCGGTAACGATACGGCGTGCCATCGGTGCGATGATCTGGTCCAACTGGTCAAGCTCAATGGCTTCCTCAAGGTTCTCCCACTCTGTTGCAGCAGTGAAATAATCTTGAACAGTAGCCGTTGCCTTACCAGCCAGAATATCTGACTTGGTGACACCGGAGATATCACCGCCGGAGGTGCGGTGCGTGATGTAGTCGTGAGACCGTTTGATATCCACCGTGCTGCCGGATGCAGGGGTGAATTTGCCTTCAAAAAGCTGAGTATCGACCGTCTTTGTCACAACTCGATTCGACTCGAAATGCTTCAAAAACGTGCGCATCAGCTTGCGCATTGTGTTGCTGGTTAAGTTATTAGCCATGAGGACTATCCTTTATTCATATTTAGCTCCCTTTTCCCATGACTCTTGGAGTTCAGGAACACCGCCACCCTGTATGGTCATTGGCGGATCAGGAGCACGACTTGTTTGTGGTTTAAGCAAAGAAGCCTTCTGCCTGATATCACCGTTAAGGTGATTTAACAACTGAAGCGTGGACATCCCCTTCATTTCCTCTATTTCTAAAGGATTCTGAGCTAGGTATGCGACAAACAAGGGACCATCGTCGTCCTCTACGAGAACATCCTGAAAGGTCTCTGAAATGCCGTAACTAAGCACCGTTTTAGATGCCTCCGTCACTTCACTTGGATCAAGGCCATGCTTTACCAAGTTAGACTCAAATCCGGCTACCTTTTCCTGGTAAGCCTTAGTCTCTTGGGCCGCACGAGCTGCTTCGTCCTTTTCCTTCTGTTCCGCTAGGCGCTTTTGATTCGCCTCATGTTCCGCATTTAACCTGATGGCCTCATCACGACGCTTGATCTTTTCCTCATAACTCTCATCATAAGGGTCTGGGATAGGCGGGACCGTTAAGTCCACACTCTTGGCCCGTAATTCCTCAAGCTCCGCCGCTAACTTGGCCCTTTCTTCTTCCGCTGCCACCCGCGCACGTTCTTCATCACGATACTTCTTGTGCTGAACATTGATACGCTTTTGGTGGTCTTCTTCCTTGATAAACCCTTTCGGGATTTCTACTACTTCTTCCTGTACTTCTTCACCTTCCACAAGGTCATTCACTTCAGATACTCCGCTATGGTTGTTCCGCTTGCGACTCTCGTACCGCAGCCGCCTGTCCTGCTAATGCTACATCAATGCCGGGTAGGTCTACACCCTCAATGCCCTTGGCATCTGCCAGCATCTTAAAGGCCGCTGCCTGTTTGTTCAGGACATCAGCCATAGTCTTAATCTGTTCAAACGCTTCCTTCATCGACGCGCGGTCATCGTCCCGCTTGTCGTTCTCTATCTTCGCATCAAGCTCCCTATCCTTACGGGCCTGCTCAATGGCCGATAGCTGTACCTTGTCTTCCTCACGCTGTGCCTCAGCCTCTAGCGCCATTGCCACCGGATCAGGGGCAGGCTCAGGCTGGGCCGCTAAGAACTCTTTTTCCTCATCCGTCAGTTGCGACTCAGGTATTTGACCGGATAGTACCATTTTTAGGCGGGCACGTTCAGCCAATACATCGAATCCAGGGGCACGCATGTTCTTGTACAAGACATCCCGGCCATCATCGATAATGGTGCGGTCGATATTCGCCACCTCTACAATCGAGTTAATGGTCTCACCCTGACGATTCTTGAAGGACTTCGAAACCTCGCAGGTCACATCATAAAGCCCCTTGGAAAGGTCAATAACCTCTACCTGCTCACCCTTTTCCTTGTCGAATATCTTGTCATTCACGGTAATCAGTTCAACCGACTGGTCCTCGTTGATAATCCTGACCTGACGCTTCGTGTCATACACCCTTGGGATGGCCTTCATCAAGACCTTACCGGTATGGCAAACCGCTATCTGCTTCGACCGCACATACTTGTAATGACGGGTGTCGCCACGATCCTGCTTAAGTTCAACCGCCAAACCCGACTGAAGGCCCAGTGGCTGGCCGTCAAGCTGGTCAATACCGGCCGTGCTTTGGAGGTTCTGAAGCATCGACTGCGACGTAGACTCAAGACCCGGATTAATCTCAGGCCCACCAATCTTGTACGGCGGTGGTGTATCGGGCTGGTTCTCATACGGTAAGGCCGGGTCACTGCTGGTGTTCAGGTTCTCCCAAGCAGGTTTATTACCGCCAATCTGCTCCTTGGTGACCATGATCTTAGCCAGAGGAGCAAGCGCACCTTCCTCAACCTTTCGAGACTCGGTGTAGTTGTAAATACGCTGCGCATCGAGCTTCTTTGTCACAATACCCCAGTAGTTCGGCACGTTGCGACGAATCGACCAGTTAGCGTACTGAGGGATGATCGGCAGTAATTCAAATACTGTGTCTTGAGGGCCGGTCAACCACTCGTGGCCATCAAAGATACGGGTCTTGACCTCAGTCATCTCCCGCATGCGCTCACGAACCTCTTTGACGCCTATTCTTTCAAGGTCGTCCTTAATGGCCTTGTAACGCTCATCATCGGTATAGACAGCACCGTTACTCAGTTCAACAATGCGTTTCTTGACCCTAGTCTTATAGATGAACTCACCCAACATCACCACTTCAGGGGAGCGCTCAGAGGCTGTCGTATCGTCAGTGCTTACTGACTTACCCGAGCCTTCCGGGAACTTTTCGTCATACTTAGCCTTTGACATTGCCGACAGGACAAAGACGTATTCAGCGTCCTCACGGGTCTGAAGCACAGAGTTAGGATCAAACCACACGCGGTCCACATAGTCCGCAATCGGGTCAATATAGAGGTCTTGATCAAATGAATTGTTATCACCCCAGCGCTGGTTAATGCGCCATCCGTCCATGCCGGCACGAATAACAGATCGCGTCGCAGCATCGTAGATATCGGTAGCGTTTGACAGGTTCTGAATATTACGAATCAGCCCATCATAGGTCTTGGCTAAATCCTCGGTGCTGTCACCACCGGCCGGGAGTACCTGGATATCAAAGTCTGACTGAGAGATAGGGCCGTGAACATCATCAACCAAGTCATTGCACTTATCCAGCGTGTAGCGGGGTCTGCCCTTGAACGCCTTATAGGCCAGATCATCCCACTGACCATCCTTCTCATCGAGGAAGTCATGCACCTCGCGGACAATCTCGCGAACGTCACGCTCTCGGTCCTGTGCCTTCTTTAAAAGCTCAATGACCTGCCTGTGGTCGCCGAAATCATCCATAAACAGATGCGAAGTTCAGAGTCATCTCTGCCGCAGCCTTTGGTTTGACCATGCTCATCATTAACGAATCAGCCATGTTCGGTGAATCAATGCCCAAACGCTTCATTTCCTCCTTACTCAATATCTGAATAAGGCCAGAGCCGTTGGGCTTTCGAGGTATTCTACACACTTCGGCGCGTAATGCAGCCATGTTACTGATATTTGAAGACAGGCTGATCATCTCATCAGGGTCTATGTATTTGCCCTTCTCAACAGCCTGGTACGTGTTGTAGAACCTGTCCCGCAACGCCCAGTAATACTGTGCCCTACGGTTTTTGAATGTCTGTTCATTGGTCTTGGCATTGGCATTCGAGTGTGAATCAACCTTCTGGTATATCTCTTTGGGGTCGTCAACACCCTTAGAGCCTCGAAACTCTACGTGATCCATCTTCTTGCCCTTGATGGCATCCAGTGTCTGCTTTCGAAGCCCTGCCCCTAGTCCGTCACAATCCCAGACATACAGGTCTGCCTGATTCTCAATAGCATAGTCCAAGGCCCAGTCACAGCCCTCGTTAACGTCAAGACCGTCTTTTTCCTGAACATCGAGGACCACGGAGCCATGCCGCATACACAAGCCTTTATTGTCAGCGCCCTTATCGGATGGGTCATGAGACACGACTTTTTGCCCCAATGGCTTGAAGCCCAGTTTCTTGTGAGCATCTATCGCCGCATCGAACCACTCCGACATGATAATGGCATTGTCAACAGAGTCATTGAACGCCCCCTCCCATATCCAATCGTACTTAGCCCTCGGCAGAGAGCGGTAATCCCATGACCTAAGCTGTTCCTGTTCCTCGTTCCACCAAGGATTGTCACGCCAGTTCAGGAATACGATGTAGTGAAGCTCATCTTCGTACACGCCGTCACGCTGTAACGTCTTCAGGTAGGGATTGATAAAGCGCTTACTGAAGGCATCGCCCGAGGACTGAGGGTTAGCCGAGAACCAACATTGAGCGCCCTTGTTACGAATGATCGTCGGCAAGAGCTTATCAAGGCTATCTTGGCTGGCAGTATGCGCCTCCTCAAACCACGAGTACTTATAGTCCTGAGCCGACTGCATTGCATTGGGGTTTCGGTTAGCACCCTTGTAAGTCGTGGATGCCCCGTTAGGTGCTACGACTGTGCTTTTCTGGATGTCCCAGCCTTCAAGACCTAGCCGCTTCTGAATCGAGCCTACAAACACCTTATGCACTGAGTCTGACAGGTCGTTCTGAAACTCACGTAAACAGTAGAAGTCAGCACCCTCCGTGTCCATCTTGAAGGTAGCCATATCCCCTATGCCTAATGACTTGCCTGAGCCTCGACCACCGATAGCAACCTTTATTGGCTGGGGCTTCGTTAAGAAGGGCAGCAGCTTGGCGTTAAGCTTCAGGGTCCGTTTCATCTACGTTCGGCAAAGTAGTGACAGGCAATATATTCCATTCAACCTGAACAGGGCCGCCATCAGGGGCAGCGACAGTCAATGCTTGTGGTGACTTACCATCGGTCCTATCGCCCAGCTCTTTCAGCGCCCACATCTCACCGCTTTGAGCAGCCTTAATGAACTCAGCAGCACATTGCCTCAATCCCTTACGGTAAGCCGGATCGTCGCCTTCAATATCTCTACCAATCCTTGCTAGTTCGTAATGAATAGCATCACGCCACTCACTGCCCTTAGCAGCATTGTTGTTACCTATTGGCGCACCACCTCTACTCATGTTGATTTTACCGCATATAACTGATTTTACTAATGAATCTGTTCCCAGTCTTGAGTGACGACAGTGATATACGTGCCGTCATCCTGTTGGAATGATATCGAGATAGGATCGTATATGCCGAACTCCTGCATAGTCAGGCGTAGGGCGTCAAAACCATCCTCGATGATTTCTTTCTTCTCAGGCAGTTTGGGCGAATTTAAGGTCTTTGACACGGTACGTGTATTCCTCGTAATGCTCAGTAGATAAGCCATTGTCAGTGTTCACAGTGACAACCTTAGGCTCTGGATTGCGTCGATCTGAGATAATGGCGTTCGCAGAACCTGGAATAACTATCTCCATCGCTGTTGAGGGCGTTGTAATAGTTGTCCAACCGATCAATTGTCTGCCAGTAATGCAGTCGTCAACACGATACCTTGCATTGGTTGGCGTATAGGGCTGTTTAGCCGTATTAAATGGCCTTGCTGTTACCGTGACCTGGCTAAGTTCATTATGCGTTCTGCTCATCGTTCCCTCACGAATCTGAAGCCATCTTCTCTGAGGACGTAATCGCCATCCTCTCTCAGAATATAGCCGTCTTGACCGGTCTTGTCCTCTATTATAACCGAATTACTCGCAGAGCTGAATGATATGCGAATACGGCCATCCGAGTTCTCGCGCAGTATCCTGAAGCCGTCCTCAGAAAACTCTATGGAATTTGACGCCGATGAGAACGAAATACGGTGCGGCTGAGGCTCTGGAACACCAGAAACAACACCCGAGGCAATAACACTAATCGACGGTGCGCCCGTTACTGTTCGTATACCGCTGCTTGAGGCCGAACCGCTCGAAACAACATCTATCTGTGGACTACCGGATGCCGTCAAAAGCTTGCTGATGAACGCCGTACCCGACGCTGTTACATCAACTGATGGAGTACCGCTGGCTGTAATCAATCCCTGTACAGCAACTGTGCCGGATGCAGTAATAACCTCTATCGACGGTGTACCGCTAGCCTCACGCGCACCGAGTGTTGCCGAACCAGAGGCCGTAATAACACCAATGGACGGCGTGCCGGTGGCTGAAAGCACCCGAATTGCAGTACCTGAGGCGGTTATCACATCAAGGGTTGGGAAGCCCTCACTACCACCAAACAGGTTAGACAAGCCATTAGCGACAACACCATCAATACTTGGCGCGCCTGATGCCGTCAGAACACCCAGTAATTGAGCCGTACCGCTGGCCGTAATTACATCGAGGGTAGGCATTCCCTCGCTACCAGCGAACAGATTGCTAAGGCCGTTCGCCGTGATGGTGTCAATAGAAGGCGTGCCAGAGGCCGTCAATATGCCCGATTTAGTAACAACACCGGATGCCGTAACAGCGTCTATGCTCGGTGTGCCGGATGCACCAGACTCCGCTACGGATCGTGACTGGGAAAC